AAATGGTATAAATTCACATTCTGATGAAAATCATTGAAAATCTGATTGAAATTCGGTGATTCAGGTTCATCATTGACATCAAGGTCAGCAATGAAATCATCATAAAGTGTTGCACCAAACAATTCAATCAAATATCTTTTTTCATATTTGTTGATGTAGTCTTGCAATTTATTCTGGTCATATGCACCAGTATGCAATTCGTATTTTCCAGTGAAATTTTGTGGTGTCAAAAACATTTCTTCTATTTTTTAAGTTTTCCAAGTTTTCTTTTCAAGAAGATTTTCAGCAATTCACCAGAAATCTTCCAGATTGTTCCTTTCGGCATATGTTTATTTCCAAATGATTCAAATTCGTATTCTTTCGAATCATCAATTTCGATGTCCAATTTCAGACCACCTTCATCTTTTGTGAAGTGTGCATCAACTTTTTTGGTGTCAACATCGATTTTGACATTTCCTTCTGAATCACGATGGAAATCAATGTCAACATTTTTGGTGTCAATACTGATGTCAATCGGTTTTTTCGGTCTTTTTGGTGTCTTCATTGTGATGCTTTTTTAAATTTATTTCGTTTCTAACTGATTGAAAATCATTAGATTGCAGGGTCAAGTGCAACAATTGCAGTTTGAATTGTTCCACGAACAAATGCATTCACATCATTCAATTTCACATAGTGAACTGCACGTGCTTCTGCAAGAATTGTCACCATGTTACGTGCAAAATCATCATTCACATATCCAACTTGAATGTTCACGTTTTCACGAATACGAAGATTTGATTTTGTCATGTCACCAACCAAGAAATTTCCAGCAGTCATGTATGTTGTTGAAACAACAATCAAGTTTGCAACACGAAGTTCATTGTTTTGTGATGGATAAAAAATCGGCATTGTGTATTCACCACCAGTTGCTTTTGTTAATTGCATTCTTGCAACATCAACTGGATGCAACACCACGTGTGTTGGTGTGAATTTTGCAGTTTCGATTTGTGAAATTGAAACACGAATCACATCAAGAATGTTTGCAACTGGAATTGTATTTGCAAAAGTTCCAGCAGAAAATAATGGTGCAAAAGAAAGGATTCCTTCCAAATCAGAACCACCAGCACCATTCAAAATTGAATTGTCCATTGCAGAAAGAACACCACCAACCAAATCAGTGTTGATTTCATTCTGGATGAAAGACAAGTCTGACAACATTTCTTTTGAAACTTTCACCATTCCAGCAACTTTTTTCACTTGCTTTGAAACTTCAACATATTGTGCTTGATATTCAGTTTTTGCAACTGATTCAGCAGTCCATGCAGATTGTGGTTGTCCAGTTTGTTGAATGTATGTCACATACATTGAATTCGTTGTTCCACGATTCACTGCAAATTGCAACAAGTTTGCTTGTCTTTGAATTCGGTTCACTTCTGTGTCAAGTTCAGACAATGCACGTGTTCCAGTGTAGTCACCAGCAATTGTTGTGTCTGCTTTCACTTCAAGGTCAACACTTTTTCCAGACTTGATTGTTTCAATGTTTGCTTCAATCGATTTCACGATTTGTTCACTGAAACCAAGTGGTTTTGCAATGTTCTTGAATGCTTTTTCTGACATTGCTTCAAGTTTTCCTTCCATCTTTGCAATTGCTTTTTCGATTTCAGAACTTTTTGTTTCAAGACTTTTCAATCCATCAACATCACTTTTCAATGCAGTCACTTCATCAGATGTGACCATTGAAGTCATTTTTTCTTGAATCAAGTTGTTCAATTTTTCGACAACTTGTTCTGGTGTTAAATTTTCCATTTTTTGGATGTTTTTTTAAATTAATACTATTTTAAACTATTCACTACAAATGACCAATCAAATTCTGGTGTTGTCGACTTGATGATTTCTGAATGACCTTTGACAATCGGTTCAGATTCTGCAAGTGACACCAGCTGTTGGTTCAAATATTTTATTTTCATTTCTATTTCAAACAATCGGTCATCAGTTCCTTTTCCATTGACCAATGATTTGACAAGAAGGTCAATTTCTGATGACAATTTCTTTGCAAAATCAATCTTTTCTTCTGACTTCATGACCTGAACCACATTGGTGAATTCATTTGCACCAAATGTGACTGCTGAACCTTCCCACAACATAACTTCTTTGATGTCATAAAAACCACCAGATGGAAGTGTTGAATCTTCAATCCACTTCATTTTGTCTGGAATGTATTTGAAACCGATGGAATGTTCACGAATGATTCCTTCTTCATAGTCTTTCCATGCATCTTCACCAAGTGATGAAGTTCCAAGTTGTGCAACTGCATACAAACCGACTTCATCTTCACCAAGTTGATTGAACTTTCCGATTTGTTTTGTCCAGTCATGGTGTCGAAGAAATGCAATCTTTCTGTTTGATGTTGAATTCACACCATGTTCATTGATTGACTTTGTGAATGCACCTTTTCTGATGATGTCAAAGTCTGAATCAAGGATGTCGAATTTTGACAAATAGATTGCAACTTCACGTTTTGATGCATCCATGTCTTTGACTTCGAATGCTTCTTTTGTTGAATAAAGTTGATTTTGTTTCATGTTTGCAAAGTTAGTGTTTTTTTATATTCCAAGAAGTGTCTTCATTTCATCTGATGTCATGTCAATTCCAAGAACTGACAATTTTTCAAGTGTTTCTGCTTTCAACTTCATGGTTGTTGCAATTGCAACTTCATCATCTTGCATCACTGGAAGATGGTCAAATTCTGCAATCAGTTTCAATCCTTCATCATTCAATCCAATTTGTTGACCGATTGCATCGTACATTTGTTGTGTTTCTGGAATGATGGTGTCTTGATATGTCATTCTGATTGAATCACGAACATTGGTGAATGTTGCACCTTTTTCAGTTGAAAAGATGTTCAAAGACATTCCAAAAGTGTCAATGATTGCAATCTTGTCAGCAGTCAATTCTTCAAACAACATCAAGTCTTTTGTCGGAAATGACATCGGTTTCCAGTCCACCTGACTTTCAGTGATTATCAATTCATCTTTCTGTCTTCTGAACCAGTCACGTTGAATCTGTTTCTTTTCTTCTGGTGTCATTGGAATTGCACCACCGACATCATTGTTTTGTGTCGAAAGAATACCAATTGCACCGATATTTTCCAGAAGAACATTTCTTTTGTGATAAGATGCTTTGATGTTTGACAATGGAAATTTCAGTGATTCCATTCTTGAAACTGGTTTGACAATGTTCATTCCATCATTTGTCATCAGATAAATCAAGTCAGAAAATTCAATTTTTTCGGTGTTCTTGTCATCGTATTGGAACACGAATGAATCAATCAGACCTTCTTGTTCCATTTGTTTCAATTTCTTTCCTGAAAGATTGATTTGAATCTTGTTTGATGGAAGTGGAACAAACAAATTTCTGATGTCAAATGACCTTTTTGGTGCATAAATGAATGAATTTGAATAAAGTGCATCTTGAACTGAAAGTGAATAAACAAGGTCAGACCAAGATTGAACTGGATTCGGTTTGTTCAGGACATCATTGAACCAATGATTCGTGACTTCATTTCCATCTGCATCAACAAGAAGTGGTTTGTTTGAAGACATCATCGATGCACGTCTGTCAATGACCATGCGAAGTTCAGGAATTTCCAGATATAATTTCCACCAGTCATTGGTGTCAATCCAGACTGCTTCTTTCACACCCCAAATTTGATTGACAAAAGGAAAGATTCGATTCATGTCATTGATGATTCGATTGTTTGCATTGTCATTGAAACCGAAAAATGCATCAAAAAAGTTCAGATTCATATTTTTTTCTTTTGATTTTTACAAAGTTAGTGAAGATTTTTGAACATTGACTGAACAAAGATTGAAAGTCCAGCACAACAATCTGGTGCATCATCATTTTTGTTCTTTCCTTCTTTGGTGAAAGACAACAAATTTTGAATGAAAAGTTCTTGATTTTGGTCACCAGTTTTGACAAAGATGAACCGATTCTGGATGAATGCAGACTGCATCATGATTCGTGTCATCTTGTTGACTGAATTGTGAACCAGAAGAATCTTTGATTTGGTTTCTTTTTGAACACTTCTTCCAAACATTGCACCAACATTGTTTGATTCAATTCGACAATAATTGACATTCCATTCGTTCAATTTGTTTGCAATCAATGGAATGGTCACATCAGTGTTTTCACGTGAAAAAACATAGTCAACAATGAACAAATCATTCTTGATGACTGCACAAATTGCAAGTGCAGTGTAGTCAATTCCAGCATCTGCAACATCGACATATCCGATGCAACCTTCAATCTGGTCTTTGATTGCTTCAAATTCATCCTTTTCGATGGTTCTGATGTCAGTGAATGTCCTTCCAGCAATGTCAACTGGTTCTTGTTGGTATTCAGCACACCAGATTTCATTTGCAGTCTTCTTTCGTTTGTCAAGATATTCATCAGTTGACATGACTGCTTCACAAAATGATTTGTCATTGTCATCCAGTGCTTTGACCATGATGGTCTTCTGATATGAATCTGATTCGATATTCCTTCCAATGACATCATTCAATGACCATCGTGTTCCAATGTCAATCCTTGCACAACCACGTTCAAAACGTGAATCATGTGTTGATTCCTTCCATGAATTGATTCGGTCATTGATGGTGTCTGACAATGCATCTTCAATTCCACGATATAAATCATCAGTGATTGCAACATTCGATGCACCGAATCCGATGATTGTTCCACCAACACCAGCACCGAAATATGCAACTTGTTTTGTCTTGTTGGTGTTCCAACCTTGAAGGTTTGATTTGTCATCTGACAACACAACATCAGTGAAAATCTGTCTGAATTTGTCTGATTTCACGATTGTTCTGACATCGTAACTGAATTTCAAGAATAGTGTTGCAGTGCAAGTGTTACGCATGACAGACTGGTCTGGATTCCTTCCAATTGTCCATGCACAAAACAATGATGTGATGTAACTTTTTCCAGCACGTGGTGGTAAACTGACCGACAATGATGTGATGGTTCTTTCTTCGATTTCCTGAAATGCATCTGCAATTTCCTTCAAGAAAGGTCTGGACATGAAGAATTGTCTGTCATAGTGCAGACAGAACATCCAGAATTGTCTTTTGCAAAGTTCAAACTTCAACAATTCCTTCAACTGGAATGACTTATTCGACTGAATTTGTGTCATCTTCATTCAAAAGTTTGATGATGTCATCAGTTGTCAGACCAGAAAAGTCTGGTGAAGTGTTCTGGACATCCAGTTGTGACCTTTCAATATATCCACGTTTCTTTCCTTGTGTCTTCAAAAAGAAGATTATCATCGTATCTGAACCATTTTCAATCCTTTCGAACATCTTTGATTCAACAAAGTCAAGTGCAGATTCACGAATGTCATCGACTTCTTGCTTGAATGCTTCATCTTCTTTCATCCATTTGTAAAATGTTGACCGATGAACCTTGACTGCATCAATTGCAGATGTCACCACACCATTTGAATGATGAAGTGCTTCAATGATTTGTTTTTTATAGTTGTCTATATTGTTTTGATTCATGTGAATAGTTTTAATTGTCCATCATGATGATGATGTCATCTGGAAAACAAATTGATGTCCTGAACAAGAAGTCTTCTGCTTCATATTCATCCAGACCAAATGTGATGACCACTTTCAACATCTTCTTCCATGAATAGATGTCAAGACCATCTTTTGACTGACCAAGAATGCAACCATCGAATTGTGATGACATGGTGTCTGAATTTCTGATTGTTGATTCGAATGAATCTTCTTCTTCATGCATATCTGGAAAGAACATCAGAACAACCAGAAAAAGAACTTCACCAGAAGAACAATTGCAACCACTGCAACAATTCTGATTGATGATTGAATGATGTTGTCCACCTTTTCAAACCAGTTTCTGATGGTCATCAACTGCAAATGTGGTAAAATGACCAGAAGTTGTCGGTCAATGAAGTAAATTGCAAGAAGTATTGGTGTTAAAATGACACCGATGATGAATTTTAAAATTTCAGTTTTGTTCATGTTTTTGTTTTTAAGTTAAAAAAATGATGATGCACCAAACCAAAACAGAAAATCGCAGATGCACCATCATTTCAAAACAATCAATCTTTGCAAAGATACAAATCTT